CGATCTGCGAACTCTGGTCCTGCGGAGGCTTGTGCCCCCATTTCCAGGTAGTTCGGTTTCGCCAGTTTCAGAAACACTCTCTTGCTCTCATTTCCGCACTCACGGCAAGTGTGGGATTTGACATCCCACTTCACCAGCTCGGTGTGTACGTGATTGCAACTGTTGCAGCGGAAATCGTGTATAGGCATTACTCGTACTCAAGCTCGCCATCAATCACTTCTTCTGCTGCTGTCTCTTGCGCTTCAAGCGCCATGCTCTCGAACTCTGCGGCTGTGCTTTCTTCAAGTCTGAGCAAATCTCCCAGTACTGCCATCATTCCTGCGGCTACGCGATTATCCTCCCAAGAGGTCGCGGATAGCACAGCAAGTTTCTGCATTTTATACCGGTGCTCAAGAAACTCTTGAGTAAGTTTCCAGCCGGGAGTCTCGAACATCTGCTCGAAGGCTCTGAGACGGGTCTGAGTTTCTTCACCAAGATACTTGATGAGGCTCTGATCAATCATGGTTCTCTCCCATTAGTTACTACTTTGAAGGGTTAGGCTTTCCAGCTTCCTTCTCATCTACAACAACTCTCCTTTCCTCAAGATCGAGGCGACGAGAGTCGAGGTCATTAGCTACGCGAGCCTCTTCGAGTTCCTGAAGCTGGATTTGGATGCGAGCTTCCTCGCCGTCCTGCTTCCTTTCCTCGACATTAGCTTTACGTGCAGCTACTAAGGCTTCATTCAGAATCTTCCGAATTTCAGCCAAAGTCTTTTGATTCTCCAACATGGCCGATTGGGCCTGTGCTTTGGTTGCTTCATACTGGAGATTCTCCAGTTCCTTCTGTCGGGCCTGTTCCTCCTCAGAGGGGGGAGCCAGGGCCTCGTCGATAACCGCATTAACTTCCGCCTTGTTGGCGATGCTGGATAGCTCGACGATGGACTTGGTGACTGCCAGTGCAGCCTTCGGTGCAACCTCCGCTGGCATCATGCCGAGGAGTTGTGTCAGTTGCATGGACTCGACTTCGCGAGCCATGATACCCATTGCGGCGTTTACCTTGAACTCAAAATCAGCAGGGTAACGCCTGGGGTCAAATTGCATATACCTCCACAGCATCTTCTGTACCATGGGGCGTACTAAGTTGTTCTCAATCGTGTAGGCGGCTCTCTTGGCTCGCTTCACAAAGCTCCCCATCAGGGCAGAGTTGGAAGACGCGCTGTTAGCGCCAGATTGAGTTTGCCCTGACTTCAGGGCCATAGCTGTATCGAACGCACCAGTACCCATCTGTACCATGCGTTCCATTTCTTGTGTCTGGTTGAACGTCGCTGCGTTCAGGGCACCCATCTCGATGGGTTGTATGATCTCACGCGGAGGACCGTTGGTGGGCCATACCTTGCCAGGCTTAACTGCCATGCGAAAGCCCTTCGGCATTCTACCGGCATCAACTCCAATCATGGGGGCGGATATGTACCCAAGGCTATCCTGGCGTGAGCGAAGCTCTGCATCAAGCCCCTTTTGGGGATTCCAGCCTTTCTCACCAACGCCTCTCCCCCAGAACCGTCCGGGGACCTTCTCCCAAGGCGTTGCAACAAAGCCCCGATCCCGCATGGTGAACGGGTTAGGCATGGCTTTGAGGATGACTCCCCCATTGGCTATTGTGACAATAGCTTCTACAAGGGCATCCTGTCCGTCTATGCCGAGAATCTGGTCAACAGGTAGCGTATCAACATTCTCGTTGACGAGAGCATCAAGGAGGTCAGCTGGGACTTTACCATGGTACTCCGTGATGACAACAGGATCGGCGTCTGCTAATTGGAGCGTTGCCTCCGGAGACACACCAAAATCTGCCTCCGCGCCGGTCTTATCCTTCGTACTAGGAACCAGCCCTTGCAACGCCTCTTTGCGGTACTCGCCATCTGCAACCTTTTCAAGAACGTAATTCATTGGCTTCACGATCTTGAAGGCCATACCCAGCATCTCATTCAGCTCTTTAGCTGCGGGATCAGGGATGAACTCATCGGGACGGATACTCTCCGGCACGACGTATACGCGCTCTTTACCACCTTCTTCTTTGAGTACTACGTTGAGCTTGATGACGCCCGTACCGAAGATGGCAGAGTTTAATATGGCCTCTCGGCAGGCATCCTTGGCTGCAACCGTATCCAGGTCTTCCAAGAGTGCCCTGCGAGATGCATGTATGTCATTATTCTCAGTGTCTGCCAGATCATCTGACAGGTCTATCCAGTTGGACTTCTCTAGCAAGATAGTCTCTACTTCCGCAGCAGAGGATTCAATAGCCTGTGAGAGTGCCGGGGCTATCAGCCTCGACCTCTCGGATTGTCTGGTGCGGTCATCTGAGTGCCAGAGGCCCCGCCACATACGCCAGTATTCTTTCCATTTACGGGAATAGCCATTGTCTCGGAAGTCCTCCCAACGGTCTACCTTCCCCGTTACCCATCCGGACAAGTCTAGCTCTGCAGCGAGTGTGTTGGCATCTCGGTCATCATCTTGGGGAGCATCAACTAGTATTGATTGCCCTTGTGTTTTTACTTCAGACATTTAATATCCTGCGTCAGGGTCGAGAGCTTCCCACTCCTCGTAATCGTCAAAATCTGCGAATATAGCCTTTGCCATCTGGTCCACATATGCTACGGCATCAATGCCGTCATCAAAGGCCAGAGGGTCTGGGAAATCCGCACATTGATCGAGGAACCATTCGTTCCACTCCCCCTCAACGATCTTGATTTTTCCACGCTGTGATCTACCTTGCAGCGCCCATTCTATCCGGGAGTACTTATTGACTCCGCCGTGCTTTAGAGGCTCTACAGTCACATACCTGTGGAACTCTCGCATGTAATCGTCTATGTACGGCAGGACAGCGTTATGCGTTATCCCCTGCTCAATACCTAGCCTGCAGCCGTGCATCTTGGAGATCGTCTTCACGATGCGCAGAGCGGTCTCTCTGGCATCCCACCTGCCGTGCATGATGTCGTAGATGTACCAGTCTGCTGACCAGTCCTCTACCCACACCGTGGCTATGACAGATTCATCTGTACGGCTTACTTTGCCGCTACGCTCTCTGACAAAGCCTGCCAGGTCACATGCGACGTAGAATCTGCCTTGCCCCTCTGGGAGATGCTTAACCACCTTGAAATCGGAGGGGATGAGTATCTTCCCGCCCCCGGAGACAAAGTCAGCCTCAATCTCCTGCTTGATGGTCTCCCGACTGGATGTGTCGGATTCCATCATGCGTTTCAGCTCTTGCTTCTTCAGGAACGGGTTATCGCCGCTCTTGAAGTGAAATGCCTCGTACATCGGGTACATATCGTTATCCGGATCGTACACGTAGTGCAGGGCTTTCATAAATATCTTGTAGAAGTGGTTTTTACCCTTCGGCGTACCGATAAAGAGGGCTTCACCTTCGTAGTCCATCAAGGCCGGTTCTACAATCTCCGACCAGACGTTTTGCTTCATATCCGCGTATTCGTCTAGGACCACATAACTGAGAGCAATGCCGCGAAGACTGTCAGGATTGTCAGCCCCCCGGATATATATTCTCCGGCCAGATATGAGTTCGATCCAGCCATCGTTGACATTTTCCGAGCGAATGAGTCCACCCGTTCTTTCGAATCCAGCAATTTCGCGAATCTTCGGCCACATGATTCGCTTGGCCTGGTCGAAAGTAGGTGCAACATAGTAAACTCCTGCCTCGGTGGTGAGCTTCTGCCCGTGCTGGTTCTCAGTCATCAGGCATGCGATAATCAGCTCAAGGGCCGCATAGTGCGACTTACCGAACCTTCTCCCGGCTGCTACGATCTTAAACCGCGCAGGGGAGGTATGTATCGACATTTGTCCCGGATGGAACCCTGCCCTAAACTCTTTCAATCCGTTCTATCCCTTTCCAGGTGCTGCCAACAAAGCTATATTGCTGCAGTTCGTCATGTGCGGGGGTAGGATGTCCGTGGAAAAAGACCACGATGATGTTGTCAGGTATCTTGTGGCGGTTCTTGCCACTGAGATGACACTTGTAGGAGACGACATCCAGCATGGGGATAAACCCACCTAATGCTGCCTGTACGTACTCCTGCTCTCCCCTAGGGTATTCCCGGTAAGGTATCTTCTCTGGATACACATTCTGGGTTTGTTCTGTTGACTTCCAGGCTATAACACTGCCATTCAGCCATGGGTTGCTATCGGTATGCCGACAGTCTCTCGCACCTGCGGGTGCAGCACTAACCAGCTGCGCCAGATCACCTGTGATACAGATGTCCAGGTCCAGAAGCAGATTGTAGGAGCCTAGTGGTGCCAGCCAAGCATCAACCTTAGCCCAGCATCCCTGTGGCTTCCCCTCATTCAGCATCATCCTGTCTGAATCCCGCGTAATCGAGTGGTGCACCTCTGTTGTCTCTATTTCCCGGCTGAACGGGATTACATTTACACCTTCGATGTCGTGGTCTGATATGCAGTAAAACTCGAACGGTATCGAGCAATTTTGCTCGCACATTCTCTTTAGGCGAAGTACCCAATTGTCGTGCCATTTCCATCCAATGTTTGCACACCAAATGTTTAGAGGGGTATCCACATCTCATCTCTAGCAAAAGCCTTGAGGCGCTTGTACCCTCTGCGCCCTATGACGCTGTGGAGTTCCTCTACTGACTGGTGGAAGGCTCGGAGGGTTGGTGCCTTGACCTCCACGACAATAGCCGGTCTGTAAGCCATAATCGTCTCTTTGGCTCCCTTCAGCGCATGTATCTCTGCCCCTTCGATATCTAGCTGCAGAAGATCACATCCAGGCAGCTGCAGGTCATCAAGAGCAACGACAGGAGGCTTATCCTCGTCATCGCTGAATTTGATGTGCCATGCACCCATATTGTTCGATTGGATGTCTACCATGTCTGCAGTACCGCCAGATTCACTGTAAACAGCAGCATGCATGGCCTCGATGTTATCTGAGGGGTATTCCGCGAAATTCCGCTGCATACACTCCCAGAGTACCGGATTCGGCTCGAAAGTGTATACTTTATCGAATATCTCAGCGAATTTTAAGGGCCACACACCAACAGCCCCACCTGCCTGCACACAGTACTCTGTGCTCCGCAGATGAGGCTTGATGAACTGGTCAATCGTCCA